ATACAAGCCACCTTTTGTTTTGGCGCTAGGGTAATACGGAATAATTAATATTCGATACCCAGTGGGCTGCGGTAAACGCTCAAGTACGGAAGGCTCAATGTTAGATGGATCATCAACATTTTTATTGTCCTCTTCAGTCCCTTGCGCTTTAAAAGCGTTTTCTATCGGTTTGGATAGCTTTGTTTTCCTAGCTACTTTCGCAACATGGTCAGGAACATACAATTTCTTAGTCATCTTCTAACTCTATGCCTTTCATCGCGGTTTTAATTAAATCTTCGCAGTAGGTCATTCCGCGTATTTCGCCTACAAGATAACGGTACTCATCCCAAGATGAGGCCGAACCGTCCGCAACTCGGTCTTTCAACCTAGAATCACGCTCACGTATTTCTTTCAACAGATATTGTGCTAGATGTGCAGCGTCCATACTTGTCTCCCTGCACACATAGTATGCAATTATACGGGATACGCAAGTATTGTTAGTAAAAAGCTATAAAACCCCTATAAATCTTTGGGGTCTTGCTATTCTACTAAACTTTTTTAAATATCTTGGCTTTGTTCTTGGTGGTTTTTTTAACTGCTGGTTTGGAATTTTTTTTGGTTTCAGGTGTTTCCGCAACAGTCTGTTTGGCTTCATTTTTAACCTCTGGTGTGATTGCAGGTGAATGCTTTGCAGCCTTTATAACCTCTGCCATCTTTTGCCTTACTGAAGAACTCATATCATTTCCTATCTTCTATTTGCTTACGTTGTTGTGCAATCAAAATCTTTTGGCGTTCTAACTCTAAGAACTGCCTGTCTATTTCAGTCATTTCAGGAAAATCTACAATATTATCCTGTATTGGCTTTTGTTGCATTCATCACCGCAATTTCACGCTGCGTCCGTATTCTGTCTTCGGCAATTCTGGTCTTATCGTCCAAAGCTGCTTCGGAAACATCAATACGCTGCTGATTTACCAGAACGTCATTTTTTTCTTTCTCACGCTCTAACTCTTGCTTCGCCTCAAACTCTGCAGACTTGCGCTGCATATCAGCCGCTTTTAGCTGAAGCTCCTGATTTCGTATGTCCACCAGTGGATCAGACTGCTGTGGCGGCTCTACAGCTTGCGCCATGCTTTCAACCATATCTGCAATCATAACCGCAGCTATCTGGTCAATCTGTGGCTTAATCTGCTGCATCATCATTTGCATTTGTTCTGGGTTTTGCTGCACTTCAGGCGGTATTCTTTCCATGACCTGTGCTTGTGCCTGCTTCTCAGCCATAAGCCCTATATGCTCCTGTATATGGCCCTGTAAGGCCACGATAGACGCAGGGTTAAGCTGCATGGCAGGCGTAGACATAACTGCCATATGAGCCTCTATGTGGGCCTGATGATCTTGCTCTGGAAATGCCTGTAACGGTATACCCATAAGCGCATTCTGGTTTTCTTTAGCAGCATTAGCAGGCGGGGGCGGAGGTGGCGGTGGTGGCAAAATAGCGTCAATGTTCGTAACGCCCAAAGCCTCATACATCTTTCGATACGCCTGATACAGCCCCATAGGACCGCCGTGTATTTCTGGATTAGACTGCACCAACTGCAATTCGCTTTGCGCTAAAGCAATGCGCTGCGACATGGAAAAAATGTTCGGGTCTGAAACAGGCAAAACATCAATGCGTTCATCAAAATCTTGCGCTTTTACTTCAGGTCCAACTTCTTTGGACACCATATATGGATACGGCTGTAAGTCTTGCGAAAATATCTTCGACAAAAGTTTAAATTCTATCTTCTGCGAATAATGCAGCCGCTTATGAATAGCGGACATAACCTTAGTGCCACGCTCCATAATCGCCATAGTGGTGCCAACGGGCGTTTCACCGCTCATCTCACCAACCTTCATGTCAGCCATAGATGCAAACCTGCGACCAGCATCCACCAGCGTACCTAAAAGGTTATACAACGTGCCAGAAGGCTCTTTGAACGGCAACGGCATTAAAGACGCCTGCAGCGTTTGTCCCACTACGTCAATGTCACGAAACTCTCCGGGCTGTAGTGGGCTATCCTCATCACGAATACGCGCACCACGGGCCTTAAAACCCGCTGGCAAGTTAGCCAAAGTACCAGCATCAATAAGCTGACGCAGGATCGACGTTGAAGCCATAGCCAAGCCGCCAATCATATGCGTCAGACCCAAGCCATAAAAACCCAAACCCGGCAAAAACTTGTAATGCACAAAATACTTTTGCGCACGTTTCATAGGGTCATTCTCAGGGTAATTACGACGAACAGACAGTATTTCGTTCGTATCTTCCAGAATGGTTACAATGTACGGCAGCTTTAAGCCTGTAGGCTCACCGTCCATGCCAATATCCTCAAAGCCCTCAATGTCCAAATCAGTGTGGACCTCATAAAGAGTTAAATCTGTAGAAGAATTAGAAGGGTGTACGCCCTGTATATCGTTGATTGACTCCGTAACCTCACTCATCTGGTCATCAGATGTACCATCAGTCGGAATATCTATGTCGCTGTAAAAACCCGCAAGCTGCAGCTTTCTAACCTCGTTAGAATCCATCGTAATACGGTGCGTAATGCGGGGCGAAGTTGCCAAGTCAGTAGCGCCATACGGCACAATTAAATCTTCTGCATGAATAAAGTTGCTAACAGCGCGTTGCTTTAGTGGATCACGGTAAACCTTCTTAAAGGTCGATCCAATCACAGGTAAATAAAACAGCATTTGATCCAATTCAGGATCGTATTCTTCCATTTCATACGTGATCTGGTAATTCATATAATCTTTGACACGCTCTGCCTGCTTAACAAGCATTTCGCTCTGCGCACCAATAACCTGCGTTCTAACAGGACCATTTGCAGGCAAAAGCTCACGATACGCCTGCGCCTGAAACTGCGTAACACTTTCTGCCAGCAATGGATGAACAACGCCTGACGAACCCTCAAAAGGCTCTGTGCGCTCTTCAGTCTTCATGCCTAGAAATTCTAGCCCCTGCTTGTACGTGTCTTCCCAATCTTCGCGGGACGCCAAGTCATCATCAATAAGGCCAACCAAGTCAGAAGCAATGCGCCCAAGAATGGCAGGATCAACAACATCAGCCAAATTACCATCAAAAGGAACTTCTGGTGCAATACCCATTCCATCGTCATAATCACCAACTACAGCACTGCCGTCATCAAACTCAAATACACCGGGTTCTGGCGGCAATTCAGGAATGTCTGCCAAAACGTTTTCTTCGGGCAAAATAGGCATTTCAGGAACACCACCCGGACCAGAATCACGATCTATAAAAGCCATATTACTTTCCTATTGTAGCGTTGAGGCAGAAAAGCTCTACCAGTGAAAGGACAGAAACTGGGAGCCGCTGACGTAACCCGTTGGGAGGTGCGCGGAACGCCAACCTAATCTGCCTCAACCTCTTCAGCCATTACCGCACCACAAGTCGGGCAGGTAATCGCAACTTCTTTTACAACGTCTTCGCCTTCTACATCTTCAATCACAACTGATTCGTCTGGCTGAAGAAAATAGTCCTTGTAAGGAATATCAACGTCGATTGTTATCTTAGGCATTATTTTACACCACGAAATTTTGTGCCGCGAAGTGCCGCGCCACCGCCACGGGAAAAACCTGAGTTCTCATCAGCCATAGAAGCGTCCATAGGCTGTGCATAATGTTCCTGCATAACGCCATCAACTTCAACGCTACCACCGCCCATCATTTTCTTAACACTGCCACCGTACTTCATCTTTAACGGTTTACCAGACGCTTTGGCTGCATTCTTAGCCATAGCAATTCCTTTGGCATCGTAGCTGTAATGCTTATCACCTACTTTGGGCATTATCTTACTCCTTTAAATGAACCACCACGGCCCTTCATAACGCATCCACCATTCGCATAATTCTTAACGCGACCAGCTTCAGCCTCATCCAGCAATTTTCTTAACTCTCTTGCGCCTTGGGAGCTAGAATCAGCGTATTCACCACCTTCATATATACCAGTGTAAATATCGCCTTCGCCAATTTTGCGGTCTTTACGATTATATTCTTCATCAGCGCGTTTTTTTAATTTTTTACGCGCAGCAGCTTTGGCTTTTGTTTTTCGGTTGTATGGGCGTGAAGCCGACTTTGTTTTCATTTCACCTATCCTAA